TCGGTTGATCTGGCGATGCTGGACGAGTTGCGTGAGCATCAGAATTGGTTGGCGTGGAATGCCATCGTGCCGACGACGACGGCCCGCCCCAGGTCGCTTGTGGTCGCTGCATCGAATGCCGGTGATGCCACGTCGGTGGTGTTGAGGTCGTTGCGTGACGGCTGCGTCAACCGGATTGTGACCGGGCAGACTGCGGACACGCGGACGGGTTTGTTTGAGTGGTCCGCGCCGGATGATGTTGATCCCTTGGACCCGCAGTATTGGGGGATGGCGAACCCTGCGATGGGGTATTTGTTTGAGGCGGAAACCTTGTCNGCNCGGGCNGAGGCGATGCACGACAACATGGCCGGGTTCCGCACCGAGCATTTATGCCAGTGGGTGGACTCCCTTGACCCGGGCATCATCCCCCCAGAGCATTGGGCCGCGACTACGGACCCGGACTCTAAGCGTGCTGAGGGTTCGGTGGTGTGGGCGGCGGTGGAGGTGAACTTCCAGCGCACCAAAGGTTATGTCGCTATCGCGGCCCGACGTGATGACGGCAAACTCCACGTTGAGGTTGTGGCTGCCGAGCGTGGCACGGAGTGGATCGTGCCGTGGTTGACCGAACGTAAAGATCGGTTCGCGGGTGTCGTTGTCCAGGCTCGCGGCGCCCCAGCTTCCGGTCTGATCGAACCGCTACGTGAAGCCGGTTTAGAAGTGTTGGAGCTGGGCGGCTCGGAGTTGACCAAAGCGTACGGCTACATGTTCGACATGATCTGCGAACACAAGGTTGCGCACCGACCGGCCCCAGTCTTGGANGCTGCTGCTGAGGCGGCGAAGGCGAAGATTTTGGGCGANTCGTGGGTGATCGACCGGAAGAACTCCACCGTTGATGCGTCTCCGCTGGTGGCGTGTTTCCANGCNGCGTGGGGTGAACAGCTCCACGACCAAGTGAGCGTGTACGCGTCCGAAGACGTACTCATTATCTAAAACGTAAAAGAAGGGCGGTGACATGCGCCGGGAACGACTCATTAAGCAGGCAGTTCGGCAGCGTTTCGCCGTCACTTTGAAGAACAATGAGGGCATCTTTGCGGGTGTTCTGACCGAAACGGACCCCACGATGTGGGTGTTTGAGCAGTGTTCGACTGTCCCGAAACAGCCCGGAGAAACCCCAGAGCCGATCAGTGGCCGCGTGTTCGTTGACCGCGCTCAGGTCGCGTACCTTCAGGAGTTGCCGGCGTGATCCTTTCCAACGGAACGCAGCGCGTGCTTGCGCCGCAAGCCTTCGCGGAGCTCTCCCCGCAGTTCTACAACTCCTACTTCGTCCCGCGAACCGGCCTGGACCCGAGACGACGTTCGCCACGTACGCGGAGCTGTATCGGCGCCAGCCATGGGTGAACACTGTGGTGAACAAAATATCGAACCTGATTGCCCGTCTGGGTTTGCAGGTGTGGGATATGTCGTCCCCTACCGGGAAGATGCTGGACACCACCGGCCCGTATGCGAAGTTGATCGCCAAACCGTCGCCGTATATGGACAGTCATTCGTTTTGGCAGTGGGTTGCCGCCACCATTGAGATTTTCGGTGAGACGTTCCTGATTAAGATTCGGGAAAACGGCCGTGTGGTGGGGTTTGCGCCGATGCATCCGGCGCAAGTGAAAATTCACCGCAATCAAGACGGCACTTTGACGTATCAGTTTTTGGGGCATCCGAATCAGGAGTTTCATCAGGACGACATCGTTCCGTTTCGCAGCTTCGATCCGTTCGGGGCGATGCGCGGCATGTCGCGGCTGGAGCCTTTGAGGTCGACGTTGATGAGTGAGGATTCGGCGCGGCGTGCCACGGCGTCGTGGTGGCGGAACATGGGCCGACCCAGCATGGTGTTACAGACTGAGAAAAAACTTGGCGCTGAGGGTCGTGCCCGGGTGCAGGATGCGTTCCGCGCTGTCGCGGGGGGCTCCAGCAACGCGGGCGGCATCATTGTCCTTGAGGACGATCTGAAAGCCACCTCCATGCAGTTATCTGCGGAGGAAATGCAGTACATCGAATCGCGGAAGTTGAACCGTGAAGAGGTGTGCGCCGTGTATGACATTCCCCCGGCTGCCGTGCATGTGCATGACCATTCCACGTACAGCAACGTGACCGAGATGATGCGCAGTGTGTACCGGGATTCCATGGCTCCGCGCATCGCCTTCATTGAGTCGGTGTTGGACTGGTATGTGGGTGGGGATTTCAACGGTCAGCGGGTGGCACGCTTTGCGGTGGCTGAGGTGTTGCGCGGCGACTTTGAGGCCCGCGCAGANGCAATGTCGTCCCTAGTNCAGGCAGGTATTGCAAAACCGTCAGAGGCCCGCCCCTTCTTTGACTTCGATGATGCCGGCCCGGTTGCCGACAAGCTGTACGCAAACTCTGCGATTCAACCGTTGGGCGCCGAGAAGCCTGCCCCTNCAGCTCCAGCCCTGCACAACGAACCCAGCAATGTGGTTCCTTTTCCTGCGGCTAAGTATGTGCGGGATATCGGCGGCCTGATCGGTCGCGGTAAGTCAATTCAAGAGGCNGCGTCAACCCTTCTGGATAAGTATCCCGCTGATCGGGATGCGATCCGTGAAGCGTGCGAACAAATTATTGAAAGGCAAATCTGATGGACGTGACGACGAAGAATGTCGAAGCGCAGGTGTCTCCGGTGGTTGATTCCACTCATCCCAGCGGCGAGTTCGACGTGATCCTTTCCACTGAAGCCTTGGACCGTGACGGCGAGCGCCTGTACCTGGATGAGTGGAAGACGCCGCTGCCGGAACACATCACCATTGATTCTGACCACGACATGAGTGTGGTGTCTACGGTGGGTTCCGGTAAGCCGTTCATCAACGACTCGGGGCAGCTTCAGGTTCGGGGCACATTCGCCTCCACGCCGCACGCACAGAACGTCCGCACCCTGGTTAACGAAGGCCATATTAAAACCGTCAGCGTGGCGTTCAGGGTGGATAAAACCCGCAAGGACGGCGGCGTTCGCCGNGAACTTCTTAACGCCGGGTTTGTGGCGGTGCCGGCGAACCCCGAAGCGGTGGTGTTGTCGTCGAAAACCCTTAAGAAGGATGCCGCTCCGATGTCGCATGAGCAGNCCATCCACGACGCTGCGGTGTCGCTGGGTGCGATGTGTGACGGCTACAAGGCTGTTGGGGATGCACGAACTAAAGCACTTGCCGATGATGAGATGGTTGATCCGGCGCAGGTGTTGGCCGGTATCGACGCAATCCTTGACCAGGCGCAAGCGTTGATTGTTGATGTTGACCGCACCGCCTTGCCCCCGGAGGTCACCCAGGCGTTGGACATGCTGCTGGGTGTGAGCCCCGCCGTGGACGAACTGATGGAATCTTTGGGCATTTACGACCCGGACGATTCCGGAGTTGAAGAAGAAACTTCCAGCTCTGCTGGATTGCCGATGGTTTCCGCCGAGAAATCCGCCGCCGCCGCCCCCGCCGCCGCCGCCGATGTCTCCGCTGCAACTGCGGCACTGCGGGCGAGGTCGCTCGCATTCCTGATCACCAAGAACGCTGAACTGTAAAGGACATATAGAAAGATGAGTACAAAGGAAGGNTTGCGTCAGCAGGCCACCGAACTGGCGAACGAGGTCAAAGCCAAGTCCGCCGCATTTGAGAAGGGTGAGATCAGCCCCGCTGACTTCTCCACCTTCATGGACAACGCTGAGTCGAAGAACACCGAGATCGGTTCCTCGCTGAAAGCGTACGACCGTGCAGCGCGTCTGTCCGGAGCCGCCGATATGGCCCCGGCGGAGACGGCACCCGTTGCCAGCACCCACAATGTTGTCAACGATGCGTTCGACCGCATCAAGTCTGCCGCCGCTTCGCGGGGCCGCGAGTCGGTCGGTTTTGAGTTGGGCTTCAAAGCTCAGGGTGTCACCGGTCTGATGGGCGATGCCGCTTCGGGCACCAGCGCACCGTCGGCTCTGTCGGGCTACTTCCTGGGCGGCGCTGCCGGCCCGGCGGTCGCACCGGAGTTCATCCCCGGCATCACGGAGCTGCGGTTCTACCCGAACCAGATCGCACAGCTGTTCCCGAACCTGCCGGTTTCCTCGCCGGTCGTCACTTATGTGCGTGAGGCGTCGTGGACGAACAACGCTGCCGGTGTCGCTGAAGGTGCCACCAAGCCCACCTCGACGAACAGCCTGACCCGCTACACGGAGCAGGTCGGTAAGGTCGCGGCACTTGCTCGGGTCACCGATGAGCTGATCGCCGACGCACCGTACTTTTGGTCGCTGATCCAGACCCGTCTGGCTCAGGGCGTCATCCGCAAGGAAGAGGTCGAACTGCTCGCCGGTTCCGGCGCACCTGGTGCCAATGGTCTGCTCAACCGGACCACTGGGTTCACCAAGCCGCAGACCATCACCGCGGTGTCGAACCTCGTCATTCCGGCTTCGGGTACGGCAGGTCTTGGTGCGGGCACCAACACGGTCAGCTCGGTCACCCCGGGCCGCGCCGTCGTCGGCACCGGCACTTCGGGTACTGCACCGACTGGTGTTCAGATCGCAGAAGGCATCCTCGCCGCCATCACCGACATCCGCACGCTCACCTTCTTTGAGCCGGATGCCATCGTGATGAACCCCAGCGACTTNCTCACCATCCGTCAGTCCAAGGANGGNCANGGCCAGTACCTGGGTGGGTCGTTCTTTGGCTACAACTACGGTGGCGCACAGAACGTCACCGCAGATGTGCTCGATCCGGGTATCACCCTGTGGGGCAAGCGGGTCGTCTCCACGCCGGCGATCCCGGCGGGATACATCCTCGTGGGTGACTTCGCTGAGGGCGGCCAGGTGCTGCGTCTCGGTGGTTTGCAGGTCAACGTCGCCAACACCAACGGCTACGACTTTGAGCAGAACCTGTGGACCGCCCGCGCTGAGGAGCGCGTCGGTCTGCTCGTTGAGCGCCCGGAGCTGTTTGAGCTCATCGTTCTGCAGAANAAGCCGTAACACCCTTGTGGGGGAAGGGCATACCAGCCCTGCCCTTCCCCACACATTTTTTGGAAAGGATGACCAATGGGTCACACTGAGAAAATTTCCGATTTTGAACTGGAGCGTGCCACCACGGTGGGCGCNGACGACGGCGGAGTGGACATCGACGCACCCCAGCCGGTGAAGAAGGCCACCAAGAAAGTTGTGGCGGCCGACGCTGAGGATGTTGTCACCAAGTGACCATCACTGTCACTGCTTCTCAAGTGCCGTCGTTCCTGAAAGGGGCGTGGCCTGACGCTGACGTGAACGCGGCTTTGTCGTGGGCATCGTCGGCTGTTGAGTCGTACTGCGAGCGTGACTTCACCTACACCGTCAACGATGTGGTGACCATTGACCCGTTCCCGGTTCGCCGGTCGGCACAGTTGCCTAACCCGCCTGTGTTGTCGGTGTCCAAGGTTGAGGCGTATATGCGGGATAACACCGGTGCAACGTCGTGGCAGGAATTGACGAACTATGCTTGGACTGCGGACGGCCTGCTCTATGACACGTCGGGTCTGCCTGGGGTCAATGTTGCGGCGGTTCCGTCGTGGCCATCGCTGCCCAAAGGTTTACGGGTTACCTACACGCACGGTTTCCAAACGTTGCCGCAACCGCTGATTGATGCGGTCATCAAAGCGGCCGGGAGCTATCTGGCCAACCCGTACAACATGACATACCGCAAAACCGGTGACGTGTTGTATCAGTGGAAAGAGCCCGGTGACGAGTCCATGCTGGATCATGCGTTGCTGTCCAAGTACAGGTTGATCACGGTCACACGATGATGCTGCTGGGTTCCCAAACGGTCACGGTGCGGAACTACAGCACGTCGGGTCGGGACCGTTTCAACGCACCTGTTAGGACTGCCGTGGACACGGTGGTTAGCGGTGCGGCGATGCAACCCATGCAAGTGCAGGAAGT